CATGTGAGTTTATTTCTCCTTCTTTTGGTATTTCATAAAAAAACTTGTTATATAATATCCAAAAATCTTCTAATGTAGCCAAGTTTATATCAAAAAAAGATGGATCTGGAGGATTTAATAGTTGGGTAAAATCCGTATTAACCGTATTTTCAAAAGCATTTTTATCAAATACTGTTCTTTTTAAATTTATTGATTGTTTGTTACTCATCCTTTAGCTACTTTAAACATAATATTTTCATCAAAAACTTTAGTTACTCCTCCTATTGAAGTTTTAACTAAAACAGTATAATATCTTTCAGGTTCTAAACCATTACAATATAAATCAAAATAACTTGAAGTATCGTCAGAACTAATTCTTGTATATTCTGAATCAAAATCAATTACAAATTCATTAGTTTCTGTATCTTTAATAGCATATAATGACTGAGATTCTGGGAGATAATAATTAGTTGTATATAAAGAAGAAGTTAAAAATGCTCTATCAGGATATTTAGGTAAAGCTGCAAATCTTAATCTAGGAACACTTTCAGAATAATATGTACCTTGATTATTGTATATAGAAATAAAACTTTCTACTTGAGGTAAAATTGTATTTTTAGAAGATCCTGTGTTGAAAGTATAATCATTATATCTAAATTCTAATTGAGGAGGATATATTGTATTAGTATCAATTGAAAAATATCTAAAAACTGTTGTATTTGCTCTAGTATTGATAAACTCACTTCCACTAGGTTGTTTTACTATAAATCCTTCATTTTTAAAACCATTAGCACTATTTAATGAATTACTATACCAAGTTTCAACTGTATTAGTTACATCAACTATAATATCTTTAGTATCAGAATATGTAAATGTTTGTGATTGAGAAATAGGATCTAATGAAAGATTTGAACCTGTGTACCAATTCCCCCCACCTTCTAAAGATGATTCAAATGAGGCTGTTACATATGGGCTAAATCCTGATGAAGGCCATGCTGTTGAACCTGAATAATCTAACCAACTCCAACTTGTTCCATTTGTTACAATTGGAGAATCATTATATCTACCTGTTCCCATCCCCCAATTTCCAGATACTGGGTAGAATTCTAATTTTTGGTCTAAGTTTAAACCTGTTACAACGGCATTAAATCCTTTTAAATATGCTTTATATTCACCATTAGTAATTTTATCATTAAACATTTCTGAGATTTGACTAGATGGGAATTTAATTAAATATCTACTCACTTGAGCTTTATCATTTTCTAAATAAGTTGAAGCTTCAATAATCTGATCTAACCCTGTATTTTTAGAAGGGTATTCAGTATACAATGTTGCATCTTTTTCAGGAAATATTTTATATACAGCCATATCTTTTTATATTAAATTGTTTTTAGCTTCCTCTTTAAATTTAACCATATTTTCTAAATAAGTATTTTGAGGAGTATAAGCATTTAATTCTGAAGTTGATGGTTTATCTTCTCTAGTTGTTAAAACTTCACCTTTGCTTGGTAGTGGGGTTAAAGGATTTGTAGAAGCTTTATAATTTTGATAAGTTCCATCTGAACCAACAGTATTAAATTGATTAGTAGCATTAGTTCTATTAGGACCCCCTGAACCTCCTTGTTTTACTCCTGCTTCATCAGAAGCTACATCTAATGCTGTAATTTTAAGTGTTTTTAAATTAGAAACATCCCCCCCAGGTTCTACTTCTACTAATGAAGATGTTAAATTTCCTTGTTGTAAATATGGGTTTGTTGCTGAATATTTTGTTTCAAAATTTGATAAAGGATCATTAATAGGACCTCCTACAGGTAATGGATTTTGTGTATCTAAATTAGTTTTATTAAAACTATCAACTAATGAAGAAGGTATACCTTTTATGGCATTTGAAACATCTTTACTATTTATTTTTTCTGTTGGCATTTTATAATTTTTATAATGGTACTACTCTACCTTTAATATCAGTATTTGGATTTTTAAGCTCAAATATCATAGGATCAATTGATGGGTATACAACATCATTTATTGTAGCCCCAGGAATATCATATGCAAAATCACTATAACCTAAAGCATTTCCTGTTAAATTATTTACTGTAACATTATTTACAGTTTGTACTCCTTCTACTTTATCTAATAATATATATAAATCTTTTAATAAAATAGGTTGATTAATTTGCCAGTTATCTATTGCAAAGAAATTAGTTAAAGATGTAATACATTTAGTAATAGTTTCATTATTATTAAAATTAGGTAATACAATTATATCAAATATAACTTCTATATTAATTATAAAAGCATCTTTTATTTTAACTGAATCATTAATCATTCTATATTCAGCTAAATATGTTGCTAAATTTTGTTTCATTAAATTAGAAGCTGTTCGTAATTTACCATTAGCATCATAAGTTAAAACAAATAAATCTAAAATTGTAGGTAATTCTCCTGGTTGGTATTCTTCAATTTTTACAGGAGCAGCATAAGCTTTAGCTATTGTCCCTAAATTAGAGGGCATTGATAATGCTCTAACTAAATAATCTTCTTTAGTTACCGTACGTAATTGATTTTGAAAATTTCCTAAAGCATTTAATCTTAATTCTTCAACAGTATCACCATCTTGTCCTCCATCTGCTGCTAATTCATTATTTGATGAGATAGATGCAAATATTTGGTTAGCTAATGCTGTATTTGCTAAATTAGGATTAATAAAAGTAAAATTAGAATCATCTAATACTGTTAAAGTACCAGCTTCTACATTTGCTCCAACACCACCACCTGTTAGATACCTTACATTTAAAGTAGTATTATAAGGAGCAATTCCATAAGTATTAGTAAATATAAAATTTAATGGAGAAAAAGCAGTTGTTAATTGATCTCTTTCAAATGGTAAACCTAAACCTACATTATCAGGATTAGGAACTATTTCTTCATCATTACTTTTAGTAGATCCTGCTCCAAATTGAAGTTGTAAAGAACCTGAATCTAAAAATCTAGTTACAAATCTTCTTTGTACCTGTTTTAATCTTAATAAATAAGGTGCATCTTCTTCTATATTAAATTGAGGATCATTAGTATTTGTGTTTCTAATAGTATTAAATACGTTTTCTTGCGCCATATTTGGAACTTCATACCAATCGTTACCATCAGTATCAACGCAATCTAAAACGCCTATAATATTAGGAGCTAATATTTCTCTAGTATCAAATCTTTGAGCGGCTGTAAATGTAAATTGAGCAGTATTAATAGTTGCTGAAATTGCTTTACGTGATTTTTTTAATAAATAATATGTTGGGTTTGCTCCACTTATTTGATATACTGTTACTGTTGTTGGGTCTAATGAACCTGAAGCTGAAAAATCAATTGCATCTTCTATTAAAAACTTTTGAGTACTATCTACATTAGAAGAAATCTGAGTATTTTCAGGGATAATCATTGCATAATCAAAATCAGGAACATATTCACCACTCTCTAATTTAGCTGGGAGTTGTTGGTAAAAATCAATATCAACACTAGCTGCTGTTGTTACTTTAGGTTCATACCCTAGTAAATAAGCCATTTGAAAAAGATTTTCTTGTTGTCTTGCTTTTTGAATAAATGTTTCTTGGATTTGATTATCTAAGTAAAAAGATAACACATCACCAACATATGATGCCATTTCCATAAACAACATCCCTGTTGAAGTATCTGTAAAATCATTATATGTGTTTGGGAAATAAGTTTTAGAGTAATTAACTAATGCATTTCTAAATTGGTTAAAATCTCTATCAATATATCTTATGTCTCTTTTTAAGTCCGCCATTATTGTAATAGTATATTTATATCATCTGTAATTCCAAAATTAGCAATGGTATATGTTAATGTAAAATTAATTGTATTTCTATCAGGTTGATTATCAAATCTAATTTCTTTAACTTCTACTTGAGGAAAATATTTGTTAATATCATTTTGAATAACTTCTTGTAAATCATCTGTTGTTGAATCTGTTATATTTTCAAATAATAAAGCTCTTAAACTAGCTCCAAATAAAGGATTAAATACTCTTTCTCCTTTATTAGTTAATAAATAATTAATTAAATTTGATTTTGTTTGTTCTCTTGTAGTAAATGTAGGATTAAAAACAGCAGGCCCATTAAAAGGTAACCCAA